AGAAGGGGAAGAAGAATCATTAGATTCTTATGAAAAAGATGTATTCAGAGATCTAAGTCCTGAACAAATGATTATCAAAAATAAAGAGCTAAAAGCTCAATTCAAGTCTTTGAATAATATTATTTTTGATAGCTTAGAAAAGTTGAATAATATTTCTCATACTTCATATGATAACACTATCTTAGATTTTGTAGTGCGTAAATTAGTTGAACTTAAAGATATAAGCAGAGACTATACAGTAGATGCTTTTAATACTAAAAGCTATATTGAAAATCAAGTACAACTACAAAAGATGGTCGCTACCTTTAACCGAATTGTAAACCTCTTGTCAAATGTAAGAGATAATAGACAGAGAGAATTCGAAAAAGAACTCGAACAGAACAAGAAATACAGTTTTGGAAAAGGTAGAGCTAATGATTATCCGTATATCTTTTCTAAAGATATAGACTATGAATAAGAAATATAATTTATAAATACAAACATATTGATAAATCTATAGTTACTGTACCTTTAAAAAAGAAACTGTGACTGTTACAGATAGATTTAATTAAATTTAATTAAAAATCTAGTACGCCATTTATAAATAATAAAAGATCAAATAGATGGCTCTCTTTTAAAAGGAGGATTTAATAATTATGGCAGTTGTTAACGGTTCTAACCAAACTGGAACTGACTCCATCCTTCGTGGTTATGAAAAGGATAGCATGCATGGTCTTGCTTCCCGTTTCTGCGAAGTAGCTAAAAGCGGTATCCAAGAAGGTTATGATATTTATACTGAACCCAATAAATTTTTCCGCACTGAAACACTGAACAATCAGATGCGTAATTTCTTTATCGAAGATGCATTCGATAAGAATGACCCGAAGTTTGCTACAGCTGATGCTGTTCATGAAGAATATGGTATGCTCGATACTTTGTATCGTAATGACGTTCGTGGATTGACAGAAGCCGCTCCCTTGGGTGCTTACAACCCTGTAGTTGGTATCACATTCCCGATGCATAAAAACTTGTTGATGACTACGGTTTTCGACAAGGGTGCTATTCCTAAAGACGTTGCTGACGCTCCGCAGTTCACATTGTCGATGGAAACTCGTACAATGTACAGTCCTGATGGTCGTGAAATCGATATGTTCTTGGAACAGAACAAGATTAAAGACCTTATCGAAGGTGCTGTACCTCATAAAGACATCGTTATTATGCTTCCCGAAGATCAGCAGACTGATGTTCTTGAATTGTTGGGTGCAACAAATAAAACTGTAGCTAACGTATCTCGCTCTTCCAAAGTAACTCGTCTTTTGATTAAAGACGTTTATGTTGCTAAGGGTGAAGAAAAATATGATGCTGCTAAGAAAGAAATCGTAGTAGAAACAGCTGGTGCTGTTGGTACTAAGGTTGTTACTGTAGAACCGATTAAATTCGTTGCTGCATATGGTCAGTATGACCGCACTTTCCAGAAACGTGTTGACTTGGTAGTTCCTACTGATAATGCTGGTAATATTCGTAAGGAAATCTTCCAGTTCGCTGGTTCTATGCATAAGAACCGTTTCACTTTCATGGCTTCTTCCGATAAGGTTGTAGGTGTTGTTCTTAGTGCTTCTCTCGACGTATCGTCTGCAGCATATGAAACTCCGAAAGTTAAATGGTCAGCTCGTACCGATTACTTCGAAATTCCGGAAGCTCCGCACATGACTGTAACGATCTCGCCGGAAGAAACGAAGGATCTCAATGCTATGTATAACGTTAACCAATTGACTAAGATCATGTCCATGATCAAGTTGTCGATTCTTAACTACAAAGATGACAAGATCCTTGAAAGCTTGGATGATTCGTTCTTGAACCTCCCGAGCACTTCGAAAGTATCTGGTGCATTCAACTTTGTACCGCCCGATAACTTCCTCGGTTCGCATGTAACATGGCGTTATGAAACGTTCATGGACTACCTCGATACTCAGGTAACCACTATGTTACAGGTACTGAATGATGAAAACATGACTGTTTCTATCTTCGGTCGTCCGGAACTTATCCGTAAGATTACTCCGAAAGAATATACTTATACAACTCCTCCGTCGATCGGTCCTGTTTCGCTTGATTACAAGAAGACCGTTAAGACGAGCGATAACCGTATTTACCAATTCATTAGCTCGAACAAATTGCGTAACGATAACAACTTGATCATCATCTTGAATCCTCGCAATTCGAATCGTGTAATGTATAAGATCTTTGATTATCAGTTATACGTTGGTAATGAAATTCGTGACACCTCGAATTATCAGCTGCCGGCTGTAACTGCATTCGAACGTTTCTTGTTCGTATCCTATCAGCCGGTACAAGGCCGTATTCAGATCATGAATCCGACTGGCTTGGTTGAAGATATTGAAAACAAGACACCGGTTAGCAAGGATCGTGCTCTCAACGATTACACAGCTAACAAGCTCACCTATACTCATGACAAGAACGGCAATGGCCAGTTCATTGATCATACTGGTGAACTTCCTGGAACAGCTCGTTCCGTTATCTATCCGGACGGAAAGGCTCCTGGTGTACCGCAGAACGGCGTAGCAGATCAGAACTATGCTTATCCTTCGCCGAACTACTCGGTAACCGATCCGAAGAACTAATTAGACTTATAAATAGATTTTGGGATAAATCTATTTTAAAAATTCCACATGAAAAATATATAAAAAATCCGATGACAAATGCCTCTCTAGGAATAAATCCTAGAGAGGTAGTTTGTGCCAAAAAAAAAATAAAGAGGGAAATGAATCCCTCTTTATATTATAACTATCTATAGTTCTTACCGATGCTTCTAAGATTTTCGTGCATGATATCCTGATCCATGTTTCCTGTATTATTATCATCAATCATAGCACGACAAAGATATTCGACAAATACTGCATTTTCTTCTTTTCTGGGATCTAAGTAATATACGTTGGTTCCTTTCATAACCTTATAACCAGATTTTCTATTGGGTGTAGGAACAAACTTATCAAACTGGCTTCTGCTATTAGCAAAACCAAGTTCAATATCACCAGACTTACCAGTATGATATCTGAAGTAAGTTGCAAAAGCATATTCAGATTTGTTTTCATTATCTTTGTAATGGAACTTTGTTACCATTGATTTGTATTCTCTATCAAATGCAGTTTCATTTACATCAAAGATGATTGTTCTTCCATCTTTAAGAGTATAGGAAATTTCATCTTTAGAAATTCTAGTGAATCCAGAATAAGTTCTAGTTCCTACTTCTTTAGGAAGACCTGATTTATTTGTATCAGGAACTACCACATTAATAAGATTCTTATGCATAACTACATTAGAGAGCCTATTCACAAAATCAATACGACTCTTATCCCATGTAAGCTCTACTTCGTTTCTGTTCTTTTCAACATAGTCATATGTATAGAGCCCACCTGCTGCAAAAAGAACTAAAATACTAACTACAACCGTAACAACCACATAACCATTGATATACTTCTTAGCTTCATTAAATTTACTCATGATAAAATCTCTCCTTTAAAAAAAGTTTAAATAAAATAATAGATAAAATGATAGGGAGTAGCCATAAGACTACTCCCTTTAAAATTAACGATCTTTAATTTTTTGAATACGTTTACAAAGAACAGAGAAGTATCCTTTCATATATTCCAACTGCTCCATTAATAAATCATAATCTTCATTATCAGGATTTTCATCAATGAAGTTAGATAACTTTTCTATCTTGATTTCTAACTCTTCATGTTCATCCATCAAACGTGTTTCCCAATCTTTCATGTACTTATTCCCCCTTAATTACTTTTTCCTTCTTCTGAAATAACAGTGGATCTTTTAGGTTTAGCTAAGTTAAGAAGCTCTTGATAAGCACTTGCATGTTCCATAATAAAAGCTCTTATATAAACCTTAATATATGCAACACTGATATTAGGTTTGATCCTTTCTGCTTCAATTGCGAATGCTGTATCTGCTAAAGAGTTAAGCATTCTATTTCTAATATCTACAATCTTGATTGTAGAATTATTAGCGAATTCACAAGAATAATATTTATCTGCAAATTCAGCTAATTTAGAATATCCTAAACCATCTTCCATCAAAAACCTTACTTTAAGTAATAATGAAATAATAGGTTTTTCGCTATCATTAGAAAGATAACCATTTCTTTCCATCTCTGTAAATATAGCATCTATAAAGTCTTGGCTTTTATTTTTTACTTCATTGGGATGGATTACAACGAAGTCTTCACTCATTTTCTTAAATGTAAGAGTATCTATTAGCTGAGCAGGAATATGTAACGGATTAACATATCCTTTGCTATATGTATCATTTATCTCTAGTAATTTACTTTTCATATAAGAGATTGTAGGAATGTGTTTTATCCATACTTTAGTACCGGTTGCCATAAGAGATGTACAGATATTTAAAATAGAGGATGATATCTCTTTATATTCAAAATAATCTGCGGCACAACATTTTGTGTCTGATGTAATCTTTTTATTCTCATTAATATAATAAGGCTTCATTTTACTTTCATTAGAATGACTTTCTTTCTTTTCATATAAAGGATCATACCTTTTCTTATTCTTCTTAAAACCATTTCTGTCTTTCATAAAAAACATCTCCTTTTTTAAAATAAAGTTTTTGTATTATGATAAAATAATTTTATCATAATAATAGTATATAATTACCCCAATTTTTCAACTCAGATAAAGAGGGGGTGGTGTAGATGGGCAACCTACACCACAGTTTGAGAAAAAAGAGGAGTAATGACTAGAACTTCCAAGTTCAATAATTAAAACAAAGTTCTACTTATAAGTAGATGATCTATTTATTTTTAATATCCATAGGAGAAGAAGTTTCTATATTCATATCTGTTTTTCTAGGTTCTATGAATTCTTCTTTCTTCTTTTTATTAGTAGTATTTAAATTTGCAGTGTAATCGTTCAATGCTCTTTCTCTACTTACATAGATATTTTTATTTTCCATTTAATATCATCCTTTCTTATTAAGGAAACATCTAGATAATCCGTGACGACATTTTAATATAGCTTTTAAGGAGGATTCTTACTTTGGATATCATTTTAGCTAAAAAAAGAAAAGCTGCCTACGATGATGCTGAGGTCGCTATAGCGAATATAAAAAAAGACCCTAAACAAGAATATGTATTAGATCTTCAAAAGGCATTAAATTTAATGTTTGATGCTAAATGTATTAGTATTCTATATACTCAAAATACAGATAAATTATTTTTTGGTGTATATGCTATGCCAAAAATTCCTGCTGAACAGGTTATAAATATAATCACTTCCAGTTCTACTTATATTATCAATGAATACTATTTGGAATTAGATTCTAAATTATTTCAAATGGATATTGATCTTAAACCTAGTGAAATCATGGCTATTCTTATTTATGATATTGGTAGAATGGTTAATGATGGAAGTCCTAGCGAAGTTGTTTCTAAGGCAATTGATCGTTATCTTCTCGCCAATAATGACGTATTAAAAATCTCTGATTCTATCAATTATATGGAATTACTTTCCTTTGGATTTAGAGATGCTATCAGAAAATATATCACTATTGTAAATAAAGATAAAGTTGAAGATAATGAAGTAATGTATGATTATTATGAATCCATTAACTATAAACAAAATCTTTATAATGCTTTTAGAAAATTAGAATCTTGTTTCTATAATTACAATAAAGAAGCAGATAATAAGTTTGTTGTATTAGCATGGGTTCTTCGTTTATACAAAGACGTTCTTCATAATCGAATTCCTGCTATTGAAACTCTTAAACGTTGCAAATTACTCACAGGATCAAAGATAGAAATCCGTGAAATGGAAAACGTTATCAAGAGATTAAATAGAATTGATGATGATCAATTATTAAAAGAATCTGTAGATATGTTAGTTGAAGAAGTAAAAGCAAATATTCTTCTTAATAAATCTAATAAACCTATCCCTCAGGCATTGGATGATGATCTTATAAAATTAGAATTAGAACAGCAAAATGCATTGTATAATGAACCTGATGCAGTTCCTAATCTTATTGCCAATATCAATTCTAAACTTGCTTTTATTCAAGATTATATTGAAAATAATCAACTTACCAAATCTGAGTTTAAACAACTGAATGATATGTATAAAGGTCTTACTTTAAAACGTGATCAATTATTTAAAGGCGATCTTTATGATGAACGATTCAAAAAGTATTCTGTATATTTTGATTTAGATGATCGATAAGACTAAGGAGAGGATTTATTTCCTCTCCTTATATTTTTATCAATGGAAAATTAGGTTGTATATAATAATTATGAAGTAGTGTATCTTATAAATTATGAAGGCGGATACATTATATTAGAAAATTTTATAAACTTATTATTTGAGAAGGAGAGAGGAAAAATGGCATTTGAATCAGGTTATGGAAACCAGCAATACTCACCGACAGTTTATGGTTATAGTTTCTTTAATAAGGAATCTGTAATTGATAAAACTATGATTAGCTTTTCTATGTGGAGAAATCTTCTTAGAATTAGTATTTCTCCTGTAATTGAATCCGAAAATGGAGAAACTCGTTATGATACCAAGAATGGTATCTCTGTTTATCTCACACCTCAAAAAGCAAAGATGTTTGAAAATCTTTTGTCTATGAGTATCAATAAAGAAGAAACAGATACTCTTAAAGGAAATGCTGGTGTAGCTACAGGTACAAATCTTATTACTGTAGAAGATCCTGGTGTTGTATATGGAAAACCTGAAGCTGGAACAGTTATCAGCATTAAAAAGCTTAATCAGAATGGTCAAATTGAACAAAGCTATTCTTATGAAATCAATAAAGGATATTATAATATCATCATTGGATTTGATCCTAAGACAGCTGGATATACGCAAAACTATGATATGTTTAATACCCTTGAATTAGAAATGATTATTCTTCAGCTTAGAACTTTCTATGAAGCTATGAGTAATGCAAATGCATATTCCAATGTAACCCATCAATATCAATATTATTCCAAGATTGCTGCTAAACTTGGAGTAGATTTAGAATCTAATTATAATGGTGGATATAAGAAGAGTTATTTTAGTAATTCTGGAAACTCTGGAATGACAAATACATCTGCTGGAAATTCTGAAACTATTGAAAGTTCTCAGCTTGATTCTATTATGGGTGCTATGCAATAAAATCTCAGGGGGATTTTATATCCCCCTTTATTTTTTTATTGAAATAGGTGATAGTTATTAAAAAAGGTGAATATACAAAAACTGTATTAGTAGATTTTGATATGCTATTTGATATAGATTTAGCTTGTGTACTTTATCTTAAAGATAACTATGGCAAATCAAAATTTTTTAAAGAAGAATCTATAGAATACTCATTCTACTATTTAAGATATCTAGTACTTACTACGAAAAATAAGAACCCTATATCTATTTTATTCAAAGATGAATATGTAGATAAGGTTGATGGAATATATAATGAATTAATTTCTACTAAACTAAATGAGGTTTTAAAATATCTTATAAAGCCTAATGATATTTTAAAGTTATTGGTAGCAGATTCATTGCATGATGATGTGGCTATTACCGTTAATTGTAAAACAGAAGAAGAAGTTAAATATATAAAATCATTTGAATTTACAGATGATTGGAATACCGTATTAAATGAAATAGATGCTGCAAATTATAATACCTTATTTATACATTACGTAACTGATTTGAGCAAACTAGATAATGTATCTGGTAAAACTATCTATCTATACAATTTCGGATATAATTTTGAAGATGGTGAATTGAAACATCATCATCCTATAAGTATGGTTTTAAGTGAGGTTAATGTAATAAAATATATCTCACCATATGCTGATTTTGAATTTGCAAAATAATCATAAGGAGAGTGTACTTAATGAAACTTGTAAGTAACGTTATTGGTGAAAAACAATTAAGATCTGCTCAATTAAGAGCGTTAGAATTATTTGCTAATACTCTTAAGGGAACCTATGGTCCTATGGGAGAATATACCGCTTACTCTTATAGAGATACAAACAAGAATACAAAGCTTGTTGTAAGTAACTATACTAAAGATGGATTTACAGTTCTTAAGCATATTGATCTTGATAAACCTATTGAAGATATTTTGAAAGATGATATTCGTACTATTTGTACTCAGGTTATCAAATCTATTGGTGATGGTACGACTTCTGCTGTAATTATGTCTTATCTCATCTTTAAAGGACTTCTTGAATTACAACAAAAAGGTCTTCCTAAACGCAAGATCGTTTCTGTATTTAAAGAAATGATTAAAGAAGGAATTGATATTATTGAAAGTCGTGGACATGAAGCTACTTTAGAAGATATTTATAATATTGCTTATACTTCTTTGAATGGTAACTCTGAAGTAGCTAATATTATTAAATCTATTTATGAAGAAAGTGGTATGGATGTATTCATCGATGTATCTGCATCTAATACTCCTGAAACTAAAACAAAAACATATAATGGTATGACCTATGAAGAAGGATTTATTGATCCTTGCTTTGCTACTAATGAAAAGACTTCTTCTTGTGATTTAGTAAACCCGAATGTATATGTATTCGAATCTCCTATTGATACACCTGAAATGGTAAATCTGTTTAGACTTATTGTTCATGCAGAATATCTTGAACCTATTCGTAAGGCAACAGAAAAAGTAAATATGGGTAAAGAAATCAAAGAATCAGATATGCCTGTACCTACTTTAATTATTTGCCCCACTATCTCTCGTGATATGAATAGTTTCTTAGATGAAATCATTACAGCAATGACTAATATGCCTCCTGAAAAACGTGGATATCTTTGTGTAGTGGCAAACATTGATAATGATAATAACTACCTTATGGATATCATGAAGATGACTGGTGCTAAATTCATTAAGAAGTATATCGATCCTAAAAACTATGAAGAAGATAAGAAAAAGGGATTAGCACCTACAGAATTTAATATTAAAACCTTTGCAGGTAAGGCAGAACATGTAACTGTAGATGCTACTTCTACAAAGATTATCAATCCTAAGAACATGTATGATGAAAATGGTAAATATACAGAATTCTTCGAAAACTATTTAGCTAATCTTGAATCTACTCTTGCTAAATATGAGACTACTCGTCAAGAATTAGTTAAGATTGGTCGTTTAAAACGTCGTATCAATATTCTTAAAACAAATATGGTAGATTTATATGTAGGTGGTATTGGTACATCTGATCGTATGCCTCTTTTAGATGCTATTGAAGATGCTGTATTAAACTGCCGTTCTGCAGCAAAAGATGGTGTTTCTAATGGTGCAAACTTTGAAGGTCTTAAAGCCTTTAGTGTTCTTGAAGGAAAGTATAATAAAGAATCTGAAGAAACCCATGAAGTTATTAAAAAAGAAGTTTCTCGTGTATTAAGAGAAGCATATTTAGAACTTTGCAGTCTTATCTATCTTCCTTATTTTGATGAAGATAAAGATAAAGCATTGTCCTGTATCTCTGAAAGTCTTCTTGTAAAGAATATTCCTTTCAATATTATTAGTGAAGAATATGATGGAAAAGTATTAACTTCTGTAAAAACAGAACCTGCTATTCTTGATTCTATTTCTAGAATTATTACCTTGCTTTTCCAGACAAATCAATTCTTAGTACCTGATGCAAGATTCAATATCTATAATATGGATGCAGATACTACATCTACTCCTGTGATCAATACAGACGGGACTACTGCTGTACATATGACAGATATTTAAGAGCTAACCAAAAAAAAAATATACCCCTCGATGTCAAAAAAAGAATAGAGAAGAGCGTAATTGCTCTTCTCTAATACTGTTTCTTATTCTTTAGGCTCACCAAAAATCTTATAGACATCTTTCTTGGGAACAATGAAGTAGTTTCTTCCATTAATAGAAACTTCTGTCGTATCAAACCCAAATCCGCCTTTATTAAATTTATCTTTAAATTCTTTTCTAGCAATATTTACAAAGGCTTCCAATTCAGCAATCCTATCAATATTTGTTTTTGCTTTTTTGTAAGACTCATATCTATCATATAAAAACTCTTTTGATTCAAGAATTGCTTCTTTATCTACTTCAGTATTTTCTAAAATATAAATTAAGAAGCAATCTAAATCCATATAATCTTTATCAAACTCTTCATAAGTCATATCAGGCAACAATTCAAATTTATAATTTTCAAATGTTCTAAAATCTACAGCAGAGAACTTTTTGATATCTACTTCCTTATTACCAGCAATAGAAGTTAATATATCTTTAGCATTTGCTAAATCAAGAACTCTGAAATAAGCAGAGGTTCCTCTGGCTTTATTCACGATAAGTTTTATAACTCTTGAATCTACTCTTTTGATTAATTTTTCAGAATCGTATTTGCTGCAACCATAAACATCTTCTGCTATCCCTTTTATGGTAGGAATAGGAACATATCCATTTACAACATACGTTCTAAAAATATCTTTGTCTCCTTTTTTAGATTTTGAAATAACGTATTTGTCTACCATTTTAATTGCCATAAAAATCTAACCTCCTCAAAAAAATAAAATTAATAAAAAGTTGAAGTAAGAATAAAGTTTAAACTCTTAACTTAATCCTCTCAAAGTAATAATATATGATTATAAAATATTTTTTTATAAACATATACACTATTTAATAAAATGATTTTATAATCATTCTATCCAAAATCTCTCTCGTATTAATCCATGGAATGCCAATAAGGAAGAAATTCCTTATTGGTTTTTCACTTAGATTATCTTTGGAGGAACTATGAATATTTCAATAGAAGATTATATAAAGAATCCTACTGGTGGTAGGTCTAGAATGATTGGAGAAGCAGAAACTGCTAGAATTTTATATACAGAAAAATTTAATCAGATAATGCTTAAAGTAAATGGGAAGATAGATTACTATTTGTTTAAATCAAGTAGAGAAAAATATGTGCTATATATTAAAATGCCGTCAGAAAGTCAAGATAAAGTATTTTATGATGTAGTATTTGAATTTACTTCAAATAGTAATGATAAAACAAATCTTACTAAGATTAACTCTTATGATGTAAAATTCTTTTCTAATGATCCTAACTTTACATTTACTTATGCTAATGCATTTAAACATAATGATCTTCTTATAAAAGAATTATCTAATAAGTTTGATAGGATAGTATTTAAACAAGCTCCTAGGATTACAAATCCTAATAAAATTGTAGGCTATGCTAAGTCTTTATACTTTGGATATCTATTGTTTAAATTAAGAGGGTTAGAAAATAAGATAATGTGGGTTAATGCAGCACAATACAAACCGGCTCAATTATCTTCTATGATAATGAGTGCTAGCGATAAATTATCCCAATTACAAAATTTAAAAACTTTAACCAAGTCTACTAAATATGGGTCTAACTATATTTCTCAGGATGATTACTCTGATACTGGGAAGATTGAGGGGAAAGCTAAGGCATACGTAAATAAAGTTCAAACGGTTAAACGATATGAAAGAAATAGTGGGTCTAGAAATAAGAGTTCGAACTACGTTAAGACAGTAAAAAGGCATTATTAGAGTAAAAGCATTTATATATGTATACTATTAAAATGAGGAATGCTAATGAATAATGTTGTATGCTTAGATTAAAGGAGAGGGAAGAATGGAGAATTACAAGGATCAATATGATGATTCTGAATTTGAAATGACTTATGATGACCAAGCTTATTATTTACCGAGATTAACACTTGATCGTAGCAAATTTGAAAAGGGAGAAACCATTCCCGTAATTTCAATAATTAACCACAATCTTTACAATAAAGGGGAAGAAATTTCTAAACATGATACTGTACAGACAATGAAAAGTGCAGTATGTATGAATTATGGAGAACCTAAACCTCCTATAGATTCTTGGACACCTCAATCAGATGCAGATCGAATATTTACTCATATACGAGGAGCTATCATTGCACCTGTACATAAAATATATCGTATGCCTGATAATACCCAAGAAAGTTTAGAGTTTGATTACTTTTCAGTAACAGTACGTAAATCTTTTAATAGTTCTACAAAAGTTAAGAAAGATGGAACCATTTCTATTGGATTTAGGGATCATTGTGTTCAATATTTAAATTATTTTGAAAAGTATTATGATAAAGAACATAAGCTTTTAGTTCTTTATGCCAGATTGAAATATATGATCGATGTTCATAAAGAGTATACCTTAGATAATTTATTATCTGATCTATGGAAATATTTTATAAATCCTAATGGATCTTCTATGGCTACTTATCTAAATTACTATTTAGATATTATGAATATGGAACAATATACATTGGATGATCTTGAAAAGTATAAAAACAATAGATCTCCCGTATTAGAATATTCTGATTTTCATGCAAAGATTATGCTTAAAATCTCTGTCATGCAGAATATGATCATTCCTATCGTAAGTCACTTTATGAGTAAGAAAAGTTTAAACCAATTAGAGATTGAAAAGATTTTCTTAAGAGCTTTTGACTTATTATTCCAAATCAATGAAAAGATTTACAATGTAAATATTGCTGCAAAGCTTTATGAAACAGCATTTAGTAATGTAGCAAAAAATGTTACTAGCAATTCTAAATTATGGGAAATGCAACCTATACGTGCTAGAAACCAAACTAGTCATTCTATGGAAACAGTACAAAAGATTATCTTTAGTATTATTCCTAAATATACTTATGATAAGAATATAATTCATTTTAATTACAACTCTATCAATAGAGAAATAAAATATCAGGTTACTGATATAGCTTATGAATTTGGCTTTATTCCGTTATCATCCTCTAGTAGAGATGAAGATAACAACTCAGAGTGTGATAAATTCGAAGCACATGCAGCAAAATTAAATGAAGCTACTCTTATACAAACTCAAGTAAATTGTCAGACAACTATGGATCGTATAGAAATGAAGTATGGTCCTTTTGATGATAGAGAAATAGAATTTTATAGAAAACAACTGCAAAACAAAGAAGGAAAATTAATTGTAAATAGCTTACAAAAGAATCTCATTGTATATCTATTTGCAAAAGAATTTGATGATCCTCAATCTATTAAGATTATGAATGCTAGACAGTATATCATTCTTATAATTGCTGCTAGACGTTTATTAGAATCTTATAAATTATTCCAGCTTCCTTACATCATTGGAGGTAAGGTTGTTCGAGTAGTAACTAGAAAGAATATTAATAAAAAGGAATTACAGAAGATCCAATCTTCTAAGTATTATCCTTTGATTCATGAAAAGTATAACAATCCTAAGATTGAACATGATGTAATTCTCATGCTTATTGCTCAGGTATTATCATCAGAATTTCAAACTATAGATTATTATCATCCTGAAAATAATGGGAAACCTATTAATGTAATCCCTGATATCGTTTCAGATGAAATTTGTAGATTTGTAATGTTGATTTAGAAGATATATTATAGAAATGAGGTGAACAGCAAATGTCTAATAACTTACAGTTTTCAGATAAACTTAGGGAACAGCTTCATTTGCTGTTCCCTGATTCTAAAGATGCTTCTGGTAAAAGAGAAGTAGCTATAAATTGTCCTCTATGTATAAAAGAAGGACTCATAGATAAAGGTCATCATATGTATATATCCTTAGGGCTTGATGGCAAACCTCCTATGTATAATTGTTTTAGAAATATCAATCATAGAGGTGTATTAACAAAAGAAGCTCTAGAGATGCTTTCTGGAAGAAGCGATATATCAGATGAAACTATTTCGGTTGAACTCGAAAAACACAACAAGAAAGCTTCTAATTTAAGCAGGTACCGTTTAAATAAGGACAATAAATTATTTTTAAACACACCTAAATCTAATAAAAACGCATTAAATGATTTTAAATTGAAATATATCAATGATAGGTTAGGATTGAATCTAACTTATCAGGAATTGGTGGATAATAAAATTATACTTAGCATCTATGATTTTTTTAGGTATAATAAAATAACTACTTTTACAAGATCTAAAAATATACTAGATCTATTAGATAAATTTTTTATAGGATTTCTAAATAATACAAATACAGCTATTGTATTTAGGAATCTTATGAATAAGGAAGCAAGATCTAAAGTCCATAAGTCTTTAGATACAAGATATGTAAAATATTCCATTATAGATACTTCTGTGATAGGATATTATATAATTCCTACAAAATGTGATATTTATAAACACATAGATATCCATATAGCAGAAGGAACCTTTGATATCCTATCTGTATTTTATAATCTTAGAAATAAGAATACTATAAATAATATATATTCCTCTATAGGAGGGAATACATATATAAGTCTAATTAAATACTTCTTATGTACTATTGGATTGGTAGATGTAACGTTTCATATCTATATAGATAATGATATAGATAATTTTGTATTAAAAAATATAAAAAAGAAATTGATCCCAATAGGAATCAATGCGTATATTCATATGAATATCTTTGAAGGAGAGAAAGATTTTGGTGTATCTCCTGATAAGATAAAAGAGTATGTATATAAATTATGCTAAAAGAGGAGAGATTATATGAAAGAGTTTGATCAGTATATTGATGAGCATGATTTTATTAGCATGAAATATAATTACAAATCTGGAATGAAATATTCAGATATTAAAGAAAATGAATTACAGCTTAAAAGTTCTGACTTTGATCTTAACAGAACTGCAAGTAATAATACAAAATCTATTGCTTTGATCCATTTTAATAGAAGTATTTTTACGAACTACAAATTTAAAATATTTACTGGTGTATTACAGACAATGCTGAAGGAAGATGAATTATATGCGTATATTTTCTTCAAAATCAAATCAAAAGAAAATAGAATCATTTCTGCCAATATTTTTAGATCTTATAACATTGATCGGACAAACTTATTGTATTTATCGACTATTAAATATACTTATGAAAAAATCACACTAGCAAAAGTAACTCTTGGAGAAAATAATACATTCTTAGCTAAATTTGACAATTTGGATAAAGAAATAAATGCAAAACCTGTATATCTATTAGATTATATCTATCCTACATCTAGTGGAATGGAATCTATTAGAGATCTTGTGGATCACGCTAAAGAAGATCCCTATACTTATAATACCAATATGAGTATCCTAAATTTATTATCAGACATCTTCATCCAAATAGGATGTGATCCTAATAGAGATTTGAAGAAAGAAATTAAAAATATAAATGATATTGCTTATGGGAAGAAGAAAGAAGAACCCAAAACTCAGGAAGAACCTAAAAATACTAATGCTTTAAATATAGAATATGATCCTACAGTAGATTATAGAAATTTATCTACATCTAATAAGCCTAAAGAGATCAAAGGTCATCCTGGTTTTACCGTGTATAATTAAACCCAACATATCATATAATTATTATACCTACTTTATAAATTATATAATTCTCTATTTTAGACGGAGTAGTAGGATAAGGACATCAAGTCCTTATCCTCTCTCTTTTGTTAATACGTCACTACAAATATAAAACAGTGGCTCCAGTTCTTTTTTTTGTTAAAAAAGAACAAAATTCATAATAGTATAGAAAATATATTTTCTTTATTTATTATCTAGAGGAGGTTATATTATATAAATAGAGAAGAAAATATTAGAAAAATAAAAAGAGGTATTTTAATGGTTTTAGGTTATTATATATTAAAAAAGAAAAGGTACTTCTCTATATTTCCTATACTACTACATAATAGTTTATGATTTAAAATTTTACTAACAATATTTTAATTTATTAGAGAACCATTTACTGATTTAAAGATTATTTTCTTTAAAGGATATGGAGGTATTTCTATAATGGATTTTGATTTAAGCAGAACTTCAAAATATCCTGAGAATATCAACACCGATGAATATCGTGAGAAAAAAGAATATATCGCTGAATTAACTTCTGCTGCTTTGTATGGAATAACAAGCAGAGCTAAAAATCTAATAAAAGAAAAATCTGAAGATTCAGGAATAGTAGATACTGTAAAGGCAAAAGCAAAATTATATCAATTGTATGATAAGTATACAAAAGATTGTAATAAACTAATCAATAGCAATAAAACTCTTACTGAGATAAAAGAAGAGTCTAAATTCGTTATTGAACTATATATAAGCAATATTTCTGAAATGATCTAATCTAATCCAGAATCCTTTAATTAGGATTCTGGACATTTTAATCTCACATAAGATCACATCTTAGTAATTAAGCCATTAACATAATTGGAGGTTAAAATTATAATGGGTGGTTTTACTAATACAAATTACAGAAAAACCTCTGAGAGTCTTGTACAAGGGTTACAAAACCGTTTACAAAACAATCCTTATTATTTATTTATTGATAAGAAACCTACAGTGGTTACTTATTGGAATATAAATGATAAACACTCCACCCTAGATCAGGGTGATAAAGAAGTATATCATCAAACTGGTGAAAATACTCCTTTAAGATATAATAAAATAAATAATTTTCAGATATATGGTATTGAACGTATAATGGTAGACATACAACGTGGTGAATATGGTCCTGAATCTCCTATTGAAGGAGAAGCTATTATTCTTCCTAATACTATTATACCTTGCCCTGATGATTATTTTATGATCACATATCTTAAAGATAATACTCTTTTATTCAGGGTAAATTCTGCAACACCTGATACATTAGAATCAGGGGCTAACTTTTATAAAATAAAATATAATGCAGAAACATCTAGCGAATTATCTAAAGGATTTTTAGATAATAAACTTCTTGTAAATGAATTTGATTATAGACCTGGTAATATAGGAACCAATCTATCTACGTTAATAGTAACTTCTGATGCAGTATTATTAGATAGAATACAAAGTCTATATAATATGCTGAAATCTTTCTATTTAGAATTGTTCTATAAAGGAAATATCCAAACTTTTATTTATGGATATCTTGGGATGTTTATTTATGATGCCTATTTGATAGAGTTCCTTATTAGAACCGGTATATTTTCTGAAGAGGGAAACAAATATCTTTATATCTCACAAGCAGTTCATAAACCAGATACATTCTCTATAGAATATTCTAGAAGTATATTTAAAGATGTAGAAGATGTAAATCCTAAGATGCATTTGAACAGTTGCTATCCTGTTCCTGTTCATGATCCTAATAGTTTATTAGTAGATAGAATGGAAGACTATTGGGAATTATCTATCAATTTAAGAAATAAATGCAATGAACCTATAAATTGGTTAGACATGGACTTATTTGATAGAATCGAAAAGAATCTTCCTTATGAAGATGATAAAAAGAATTTCTATAAGAATATTATCATCAAATTTATGAATAAAACTTCAGATACGTTTGATCTTAATATAGAAGATATAGAAAGTGCAGAAGAAATGGATTACTATTTCTGCAAAGATCTATATTATGAAATTCCTTTATTATTATATGCTTTAAGAGGATATATGACTGGATTACAATCTGGAGGTACTCAAGATTCTAATCCTGACTACCAAAAATATGTAACAAGTACATCTTGTACTAAATCATATATTGAAGGTAATTAAATAATATTATTTACAACAATATAATGGATAATTTTTCATTATAGGAGGAATATTATGTCTGCAGCTGTTGATGAATGTCTTATTGAAGATATTAAACGAGATCTTCTTGAAGACATGATGATTGGCGATAATGATATCGCAGAAGAAACTTTAGATAAAATGATGGGCTGGAATGAAGAAACTCAAGAATATGATTCTGAAGACGGAGTATTATTCCCGCAACCTATTACAGAAATAGAATAAGAGAGGTATATAAAAATGAGCTTTGAACATTTGAATCCTGATATTATGGTAGAAGGAAAATTTGATGAAGATCTTCATGAAGATATTCTGATGGAAACAGTAGATCAGATGATCGATGAAGATGAAGAAGTAGATAAAGAAATTCTTCAGGGTCGTGGAGATGGAGAACTCGTAGATATCATCGACGATGATGACGAAGATGAAGACGACGATGATAACGAAGAAGATGACGACGATGACGAAGGCTACGATGACGATGAAGATGATGACGAAGAATATGATGATGATGAAGACTATGACGACGACGAAGACGATGATGATGAAGACGAAAAATGTGAAAAATGCGGTAAAAATCCTTGTGTCTGCGATGACGAAGATGATTATGATGAAGAAGACAATGATGACGACGATGATGATGAAGAGGAGTATAAAGACTAATTACTAGGAGGAAATAAAACAATGAAAAAATTAGTAAACGTGTACTGTGATAAAGCTTTTTCTATTAATGGGGTAGTATTTTCTGGTGTTTGCCGGAATATTATTCTTAGAGATGAAGATATTGCTATTTGCTTAGAATTTAAAGCAAAGGTAGATGAACTTCTCGAAGGTGGTAAAGTTGTAAGCCTTGGTTTTGATAACTTCCGTAGTGGAAATGGTCCTTCTAAGATTCCTAATATCAATGAAAAATTAGCTATTACAGAATCCTATAAGAGACCTGAAGTAGAAACCATTACTGGCGATCAATTCAAAAAAGATACAGAAAAGAAAGAAAAGCAAAAAGAAGCTCCTGTAATTGAAGATCATCGTAAAGAAGTTGTTACAAGTCACGAAGAAGAATCTGAAACTAAAGAAGAAAATACTTCTTTAAGTGGATCTTTAGTAGTTGAAAATAAAGACAGTGCTCCTAAGAAAGATGCAAGATCTTATTATAAGAAATAAAAAAATAAGAGTAGATCTTTTATGATCTACTCTTAAACTCATTATCAACTCACTATGGGTTAAAACATACATATAAATTTAGTAATTTTTTTAAAGTGGGTGAAATTAAAATTGGATATGAATATCGTTGGAGCTCTTATCTGTGAAGAAACAAGATCTAACGTAGAATTTAAGATTAAGAGTGAAAATAAAAACGGTTTCATCATCGCTGAAGGTATTCTTCAAGAAGGCGATGAAATTAATAGAAATAGACGTTATTATCCTACAGAAGAATTGTCTCGCTGCATTACTTCTCCTAGGACCAAAGAATTAGTTGAAACAGGTAACCTTAAAGGTGAAGCTGGTCACCCTTCTGATGCATCTTTAGCTCGCCAAAGTAAAATTGATCCTACTTTGGAACAGGTTTGGTATACTAAGCTTTGGATGGATGGTAATTTTGTTAAAGCACATTTCCGTGGTACAAATAATGAATTAGGTAAATCTTTTAATGCTGATTTGAAAGATGGACAACTTCCTTCTTTCTCTCTTCGTGCTGTTGGTTCTCTTGTAAATGAAAATGGTAGAATGACTGTAAAGGGAATGCAGATGATCACTTATGACCGTGTATATTTCCCCTCTCATTCTAAGGCATATACAACCAGTATCGTAACAACAGAATCTGTTGGATTTGGTGCTCATAATTATTATAAGATCAATCCCTCGTCTGAATTGTATCGTAAGAGTAATGAAATCAATACAATTGCTAAGTTTGGTAACTTGGCAGAATCTACAGAACTTATTGTTCCTATTAATCAAGAACAGATTAAGAGTTTCTTAATTTCTGAATCTAGTAATGTAAAAAATGTACTTGAAACATTTGATGTAGATCATAAGAAATTTAAATTAAATGAAGATGGTACTACAGTAACCATGGGTCTTAAGAATGGTGATAAAGTAATTTTATCATTAGAAGAAGCAATTCAAAATGAAGTTATGTTTGGAGTTTCCAATTATTTCTAAATAAATTTTAGAGTATACCTTTAAGGGTATACTCTATTATTTTTTGATACAATCTATATATTTCTGTAACAATTAAATAATATAAAAAGGAGAGATCTCGATTATGAACAAGTCTAGTTTTTGTATAGCTATTGAAGGTACCGATGGAAGTGGTAAAACTACATTAGCTAATAATATCAAAGAATATATTAATTCTAATAGTAAAGAATTTAATGATTATCATGCCTTTACAATCTCTTTTCCTTTTCATGGTTCAGAAATGTATCATTCAATCAGGGAGTCATTACTTCCTGGGAAAAATGTTCCCACAGATATTTTGCAGACTTTGATGATACTAAACATGAAAGATGAGTTTGATAATTTTTTGAATGATTTATTAGAGGGTGAAAAAAATGTTCTAATCTTAGATAGATGGCTATTATCTACTATTGCTTATAATATTAAAGATAATGGTACTATTTTAGATTCTGCTTTAAGATTTATATCTAAATATAAAAAAGAAACAGATGATATTATCTATACCAATAGAACTGGTACTTCTCTTAATTTGGATATCTCTGAATTTTCTAAACTATATTGTGGATTAACTCATATTCCTGACTATGTCTATATTTTAGATATAGGAGAAGATAGGTTAAAGAAACATTGTGAATCTAGAATTAAAGATGGAGAAACAATAGAATCTAATGATCTAGTATTTTCTAAAACTGCAAAAATTTATAAAGATATATCTGATGTATTGACTGGATCTAAAGAGACATTTAGAAGAGATCTTATCATTAGTGGGTATTTAAATAATGATCCTCATGATGAAATAAGTCTAACTCTAGATGAATCTGAAGTAAAGGTATTATCAGATCTTTCTAATTATATGAATCCTATAGATGATGAAACTTTGTATGAAAATCTTAAGCAATATATTTTAAAAGATATAAAAGATAAAATATTTTAATTTAGAGGAAATATAAAATGAAAAGCTTCATATCAGATCTAAAGATACAAAAAGACTTAGCAAATGTAATAATAACTCATTTAATACGTAAATGGAGATTACAAGTTGCCTTTTCAATCATTGCATTAGGTATATTTATAATGGGATTAATTACTCCATTTATAGTTAATTATTATTTCTTCCTGAGAGACATAGATCCTATTTCGAATAAAGAAGTAGTAGAGCTTATATTATTATACCTTGTAATAATATTATCATCTTTCTTATATTATAGAGTATTAAAATCCAGTAATGGAAAAGATAATCTAATCAATGAAATTAGATATTTTGTATATACTTGGAAATATGGTAAATTGTTATATATAAAGACCATAAATAGTTGTGAATATGAAAATATTATGAAATATTCTAAAACTATGATATTGAATACAGAAACTGGAGATACCTCCGTTATCGCTTTATCAGATAAAAAATATGAATATTTCATGAACAAAGTAATTAGAGCCACTCTCTACAATATTTTCAATATCTATCTTGATTTTAAAATAAAAAATAAATGTTTTACTCCTTTTCCCATTTTAAATAAAAATCTTGTACTGAATCCTAATGCCTTATCTAAATTGATGGATACTAAAAAATTAGAATACTTATATTCATATTTAGTATTTGAAAAAGGAAAGAATTGTGCAGATAGCTATATTTATAATACTCTTTATAATAAGATTTTTAAAGAAGTATTAAAATATATACAGAGTGATAAAAAAATAGAAGCATCTTATAAAGAAGAAGATGTAGCTGCTCTTGTAGATACTACATTAGGACATTGGTGTGAAATGCTTTTTGATATGAAACTAAAATATTCTCTTCCTAAATAAAAAAAAAGAGTATAGGAGTTTCTCCTATACTCTAATCTTTATGAAAAGTTTGTAGGAACTCTATTTACAGGAAAGATACCGAATTCATCATTTGAATAATCTTCATAATCAGAAAGTCTTTCCACACTCATAGTTACAGCATTATCATCTCTATCTATACTAAACCATATGTTTATTTTCCCATATAGTCCCATACATTTAATCATTTCATAAATACTACTTACAAACCATATACCATTTTCATCTTTTGCTAAGATAGTATACTTTTCTTTCCTATTTCCTTTTATTGGATAATATTCTATTATCACCATAGGTGCATCTTTTAATAATCTAACTATTTCTTTTTTCTCTTCATCTGTTCTATTAGGCATCATTCCTAAAATAGTATACAATGCCAAAGAATCTGTATCTTCCATCTTATACATATTTCTATATTTTGCATCTTCTAAACATTTTTTAGTGTGAGGAGAATTTAATACAATATTGTATGTAAAAGGTCCAAGATTTGTAAATATTTCTTCCTCTCTATTTACCATGAAATTGATAGCATTAAAATGATTACTTAATTCTATATCTAATTTATAATTATGATCGGTAATAGCTCTATTGTAATCAATATATTGATTGATATGAGATAATTCATGAAGGATTACTAAGTTGATCATCCCTTTATAATCTTCTAAATCAGTATATCCTAACGTTTCTCCTTCATATATTATTCTATCTATATTGATTGTAATGATACCATTATTTACTCTTCCAAAATCATTTGATTTGGAATATGTTTCATAAACTAATTGTATAGCTCGTATTCTATTTATTCTAGTATTAAAATACCTAAATGCTTGTTGTGCGTAAAAGCATAAGTCCGAATAGCTAACTTTTTCCATATATTACCCTCCTTAAATACTTAATCATTCATAACTATAATATATCACCGAACTAGAATTTATTTGTTTCGACATTTACTTAAAAATATCTTTAGTATCATAAGGAGGCTTAAAATGCCTAATGATATAAATATGGTTGAACAGCAAATACCTGTTCATTATCATAGATCTACAACTAATAAAACTTTTATAGAGATGAGTAACTACTTAAAAGCTATTGGAGTTAAAAATAATAGATTTATGCTAGCCTTATTAGATCCAGATTTGGCTAATATAGATCCTCATGATCCTAATTTAAGTACTACTTATAAAATGAAAGTTTTGATGGAAGTTAGAAATAACTTCTGGTATTATCTTAGAGAAGTGGTTAGAGTACCAACTTCTGGTGAACCTTCTAAGTTCTTATTAAATCGTGGTAATATGGCATTCTTATATATGGCAATCATGAATTTTGATTGCCTGCTATTACAGCCACGTCAGACAGGTAAGACCATTGGTGCTGCTTGTCTATATACTTATATCTATAATTTTAGAACTCAAAATACTCAGATTTCTCTTTTGAACAAGGAAGCAAAAGACTCTCGTCTTAACCTTTCTCGTATTAGAGCTATTCGAGATTTACTTCCTGAATATCTTAGATTTGATGCTAAGTTTACAATGGATGGTAATAGAAAGAAGCAAGTTCAAAATACTCAGATTTATATGGAAAATGCTATAAATCATAATAATATCAAAACTTATGCTAAAGCTAGAAATGAATTAGCTGCAGCTAACTTGCTTCGTGGTCAAACATTCCCTTTACTCTGGGCCGACGAATTTGCATTTATTCCCTTTATGAAAACTATATACGGGAACATGCGTCCTGCTATGAGTAAGGCTATCGAAATAGCCAAACAAAACTTAGTACCTTATGGTGTATTATACACAACAACACCTGGTTTCTTAACTAATGATGAAGGAAAATATGCTTATGCTGTTTTAAACAACTCAAGCAAATTTTCTGAAATGTGGTATGAT